TTATGATAGGCACAAATGGTCGTGAAATATTTTCTGGAGGTTCTGAACGAGGTTTTAATCTTGGTGCAGCTTTGCCAATGGAAAAAGACGACAAGGATAGTATTGAAAGTAATTTAATTAACGATTACGGTATGACTGCGTTAAAAAGACGTAGCATAGCGACTAATCAAAAAGTTGATTGGCAATCGTTACACATAAAATTAAAAGATTTGGGATTACACGAAAGTATTTCTAACAATGCAAATTTAGTTAGAGAGGCATTTGAAGTTCCAAATGAATTATATAAAGCATTTCAGACTGGTAGTACCTATGAAAACCAGAAAGAAAGTTTAATTAGTTTTGTCCAATCTACCATACAACCTATTGCTGATGATTTGGCTCACACTTACAATCAATATTTTGGTTTGGAGAATGAAAAAATCGTAGCAAGTTTTGAGCATCTACCAGTAATGCAACATACGGAAGATAAAAAAGCAGAAAAAGTTTTAAAAATTTCTACTGCGTTCCAAAGATTAATTGCTGGTGGATTAAGTACGGAAGAAGCAACAAACTTTTTAGAATTACAAGGTGTAAAGTTTAACAATGAATAAAGATAAACCAAACGACAAAAAATTAAGTATTGAAAAAATACAAAGTCTTAAAAACGACAGATTCAAAGTCATGCAAAAAGACGAAGTAGTAAAAAAATAAAGCTATGTTAGAAATACCAATATTTGCAACGCTAAAAGAAAAAATTGATTTTCTTGTAAAAAATAAAAGCACTTTAGTAGCACAAAAAATGAACGCTATAAAACACGCAGATGTTTTTGTAGGAGTAGATGAATTATCTGGTGCAACTAACAAAGCAGAAGCAAATAGTGACTTATCGGATAAAGAAAATTTTACGGTAAAAGCAATCATAAATACGACCAATGTGATGGATAGTCATGGTGACGTACACATGAAAGGCATTTGGAAAAAGTCATTAAAAGAAAACAAAAGAATAATGCACATCCAAGAACATGAAAGCTCAAAGTTTTCATCTATTATTGCTGATGGTGTAGATTTAAAAGCATATACGCAAGAGTTTAATTGGAAAGAATTAGGCTACGACCAAAAAGGTATTACAGAGGCATTAGTCTTTGAAAGCAATGTAAAAAAATCTCGAAATGCTTATATGCATGACCAATACGCAAAAGGATATGTAAATAACCATAGCGTTGGTATGCGTTACGTTAAAATGGCTTTGGCTGTAAACGACGATAGCTACGAAGAAGAAAACGCGACATGGGAAAAATATATAGGCGAGGTTGTAAATCGTGAAGATGCAGAGAAACAAGGGTACTTTTGGGCAGTACAAGAAGCGAAAGCTATTGAGGGTTCGGCAGTACCTTTGGGTTCTAATTCTATCACACCGACATTATCTATGAAACGTGAGCCATCTGACGATACTCACATCGTAGCCGAGAAATCACTACAAGACAAAAAAAATTATTTTATTAATCTGTAAATCATTACAAATGAATTGGAAACAATTTTTAACGGAAAAAAACATTACCGAAGCTGAATTTGCTGAAAAGACAGTAGAGGAAATGGCATCTTTGAGAGGCGAGTACGAAGATTCTCGTATCAAAGAATTAAAAAACGAAATGGAAAAAGCTGCAACAAAAGAAGATGTTGATGCTTTGACTGTAAAATTTGATGCTTTTTTAGATAGTGCTAAAGAAGTAAACGACGAAACAATTAAATCACTAAAAGATTCCTTGAAAGCACAAGGAGAAGAATTGACAAAAATGAAAGAAAACAAGAACAACGTTGTAATGTCAATTGCCGATTCTATTGAAAAGCAATTGCGTGAAACTATCAAAGCTAACAAAAGTGACTTTGAAAAGTTAAAAACTGAAAAAGGTGCAACAATGTCTATGACATTAAAAGCTGCTGGTACGATTTTAACATCGACTAACTTAACGCCAGTTGGAAACAGAATTGCACGAACTGAAACAGACCCTAACACAATTGGATTTGTACGAAGAAATCCTTTTATGCTTGACTTAGTATCTGTGGGTAACACAAATGCAAAAGTATGCTATTGGGTAGAAATGGTAAACGAAGATGGAACTGTTGCAATGACAGCAGAGGGTTCTGCAAAAGCACAAGTTGATTATGATTACGTTGAAGCATCTGCTCAAGTAAGAAAAGCAACTGCTTACATGAAAGCATCTAAAGAAATGTTAGACGACGTTGACAATTTCGTGTCTGACATGAGAGATGATTTAGTTGAGCGTATCAGATTATTTGTTGACAATCAGATTTTGGTTGGAGATGGTACTGGTGAGAACTTAACTGGAATTGCTGCAAACGCAACGCCATTTGCTGCTGGTGCATTAGCTGCATCTGTTGACGATGCTCAAGAAACTGATTGTTTAAGAGCTGCAATTGCACAAGTTGTAAGAAACGAATTTTACCCAACTGCGTGTGTAGTACATCCAGATGTAATGGCTAAAATGGATTTGACAAAAGCGACTGATGGTCAATACATCATACCTCCATTCAAATCTGCCGATGGTTTGGTAATTTCTGGAGTACAAATTGTATCTAACACTAATGTTGGTGCTGATGCTTTTTACGTTGGAGATTTCACAAAGTACAAAGTAAAAGTAAGAGAGGATATTGACATTCAATTTGGTTATGAAAATGACGATTGGACTAAAAACCTTATTACTCCACTTGCTGAAATGAGATTGGTTGGATATATTCCAGCTAACCACTATGGTGCAATCGTGGATGGTACTTTTACTGCTGCTAAAGCAGCGTTGGAAACACCGTAATTGTTAATATTAAACCCTTAAATAAATAAATTATGAGTACCAAAAAGAAAAAAGTTAGTAAGTTCAAGGAAACAAACACAGTAGTTGTAAAAGACCACAATGGTGTTGAGCAACGTGTTTGGAAAGGTGAAGCAGATATTATTAAAAAGCATTTTGATAAATTAGCAAAAGCTAAGAAAGGTGCAGCGAAAAAAACGACTGATAAATAAGATACAATGATAATTAATACCTCATATTTTCAACAAGGCGAATTGTATATTCCAAATACAAAAAACATCGATGCAAGTAGTGTCGGTGGGGTAAGCAATTCTGCCAAAGCGAAAGTTCAGATAGTTATTGATAGGTACGAGCGAGATTTAATGATTAATGCGTTAGGCGTTACTCTTTATGACCAGCTTGTTACTTTACTTGATGAAAATGCGTTGGAAGAACCAGCTAATTCCAAATGGAATTTCTTGGTAGAGGGAGAAAATTATACAAAGGATGGCAAGACTTTGCGTTGGGATGGACTGCGAGGTTACAAGCAACAAAGTCTTGTCGCATCTTATGTTTTTTGTGAATATATGCGTGAAAACGACATGATATACACAACAGTCGGAACAGTTCGTGGCACAGCAAAAAACGCTACAAGTGTTACTGCAACACCAAAATATGTTGATATTTGGAATAGGTTTGTGTTAGCTTATCAAGGAAAACGATATGCTATGGAAACGCAACCAAAAATTATAAGAAGCCCATCTGGTGAAATAGGTTATTCATTTTACAAAGAGGACAATGTAATTCGTTCTTTATACCAATATCTTACTGACAAAAATGAAGCAGATGCAAACGCATTTCCAGATTTTGAGTTTAAATTTTATGAACGCAAAAATAGTTTGGGAATATGATTGTTGTTGAGGAACGCATATCAGACATGGTAAAATTAATGCCAGAAATTACGATAAATGAAGATTATTGTTCTAAGCCTAAATTTCATTGGGGTGACAGAAAAGAATTGACAAAATATCTAACACTAAATGAAGATAATTCATATCCATTAATTTGGCTGTTGTTAGGAGTAGACAAATATACCGACAGAGGTATAAGAGTTGAAAGAGAATGTCAATTTATTATTTGTACACGAGAAAGTGATAAAGCTTTGTTAAATAATCAGAGGTATGAAAAATCGTACAAGTTGGTATTAAACCCATTACTGGAATTATTTGTTGAGGGATTGCGAAATTCATCAATTAGCAGATTAACAAGTGAAGATTGGGAAGTCGAAAGACGACCAGACTACACGGATAGCTACTACAAAGGAGATAATGATAACTACACTATCGATATGTGGGATGCTATAAAGTTAATTGTGAATGTCGAATTTAATAATAACTGTTTAAAAACACCAAAATCATGGCAGACGACATAAAAAATATTGATGTAAAAGTCGAAAAAACTGTAAGTCTTAAAAGAAAAAAGACAACCAAAAAAAAGACTGTTAAAAAAGTAAAAGACACGAGAAAAGAGTTTACTCTTAATCAACCTTTGCGTTTTGGCTCAAAAAAAGATGGTAGTCCAAAAAAGATTTACAAAAAAGGCGACAAAATCAAGTTGGATGCCAAAAAACAAAAATTATACAAATCATTAAACTTAATTTAAAATGACTGCACAAGAGTTATCTAATTTAGGAGTTTGTGGTGCTGGTGAATCATTAGGATTCAATACAGACAAAGGTTGTGCTGACATAATCAAAGCTGCTCAAGCAGTTTGGTTAATCAGTCCAAACGTGACCATCGCAGAAACTCAAGAAATATCTTTAAGCTACATTCAATCTCTACAAAAATCTGGAGATTTAATTGTCGTAAAAGGTATCAACACTTTTGAAGAAAACGGAAGCGACGACGCTTTTGAAACTTTGGAAGATGACACAAAAATATTGACCAATAAAGGTAAATACAACTTTATGGCAACTTTTACGCACGGGATGTATTTCCATCAAGCGTTAGGTTCTATCGAGGGATTTGCAAATTGGAGAACAATATACGTTGACAACGAGGGAAGTATTTTGCTAACACAATTAGACAACGGTGGACTTAAAGGTTTCCGTACTGGTCAAATTACACGCAAAAAATTAATGTTCCCATCAAACACTACATCACTCAAAGAGGGATTAGAGTGGCAATTACTTGACCGTTACGAGTTAGACGACAACTATGTACTATGGCAACAAGAAAATCTTGGATTTGATGCAAGACAAGTTGAGCCTATTACACAAGTTGAATTAACTTACGTAAACGCTCCAGCAGATACTGACACTACACTTACTGTAAAAGCAGTAGTTCGTAGAGGTCGTAAAGATGCTGTTCAAGGATTGACATTTAGTCAATTCTTATTTACTGTTGATGGTGCTACAAGCAATCCAACTGCTGACGATTCAGAAGCAACTGGTGCTGGTAT